GCTAAAGAGTTGGCTGAAATCAAAGACCCCGTAAAGTTTGCCTTTGCGGTAGCAAAACTGGAGAAAGACTTGAAAGTTACAAACCGTAGGCAAGCACCCGCACCCGAAAGAATCATCAGTGGAACTGGTCGTTCATCTGGTGCGGTGGACTCAACACTTGAACGGCTGAGAGAAGATGCGGCTCGTACTGGCAACATGACGAAAGTCATTGCTTACAAAGCGCAAAAGCGATCAGCATCCAAATAAATCATTAGGAGTTTTACATGAGCAATTCATTCAGTAAGGAAGAGCGCGTAGCGTTCGAGGACATCCTCGAAGGCTTTAACGATGCTCTAGTGCTGTCCCGCAATGTTTCTATCTACAACACAGATAGTTCAATGATGGAGCGCACCAACAACGTCATCTATCGTCCACAGCCTTACATCGCACAGTCGTATGACGGCATGGACCAGACTGGCAACTTTGGCGCATACACCCAACTTTCAGTCCCAGCGACACTTGGCTTTCAAAAGTCTGTGCCGTTTATTCTGGACGCATTGGAGTTGCGTGATGCTCTGCAAGAAGGTCGTCTCGGTGATGCTGCAAAGCAGAAGCTGGCTTCTGACATCAACATCGCCATCATGAACACTGCCGCAAACCTCGGTTCGTTAGTGGTCACTGTCAGCACAGCCGCTGGTGACTATGACGATATCGCTTTGTGCGACAGCATCATGAACGAGCAGGGCGTACAAGCCTTTGATCGTTACTTGGCATTGTCCAGCCGTGACTACAACGGCATCGCTGGCAATATTGCTGGTGGTACTGCTCAGTCAGGAACTGCGTCTCGCGGCTTCGCTGGCAACAAGTCCAACACCGCTTTCGAGCGTTCTTTCGTTGGTATGGTTGCAGGCTTTGAGACCTACAAACTAGACTACGCAAACCGTATTGCAGCGGCAACTGGTTCTGACCCAACGATGAGCACTTTGGCTGCGGCAAATAACTACTATGTGCCTGTTGCTACCTCAACTGCGACAACTGGTGAAACTGCCAACGTGGACAATCGTTTCCAAACGATTACTGTGTCTAGCACCACCGACTTGCCAGCAGGAACTGCCATTGAGATCGAAGGCGTTGAAGCTGTGCATCACATCACCAAGCAAGGTACTGGATTCTCCAAGACTTTCCGTGTAGTGAGCGTGACCAATGCAACCACTTGCGTTATCACACCTCCAATCATTTCCGCACAAGGTGGAACTGATGCTGAGTTGCAGTATCAAAACTGTATCGTGACTGCCGCTGCTGGTCGTACTATCAACCGCTTGAACACAGATGCCGCGCCTATCAACTGCTTCTGGCAGAAAGATGCGCTGGAGATTCTGCCAGGTCGTTACGCTGTCCCGTCTGATGCTGGTGTCGCAGTGATGCGTGCCTCCACCGATCAGGGCATCGAGCTGGTTATGCAGAAGCAATACGATGTCAACACCATGAAAACTAAGTATCGTCTTGATACCTTGTTTGGTGTTGTTAATAAGCAGCCAGAGATGTCCGGCATCCTGTTGTTCAACCAAACACCTTAAGGAAAAATCATGACTTATCAAGTTATTTTTGCACAAGGCACGGCTACCGTTACCGTGCCAGCAGGCGAGAAAATCGCCGTTCAAGCCTACTCGCCAGCAAGCGTGTTTCAAGAAGTTGGTTATCCCAACTTCCCTGAATCACAGGACTTGTTGCAAGTAGTCGAGAACACCACCTATGTGTCGGGCGCTTTCACCAATGCCACCAGCGTGACTATCGCTGCTGGTGCATCGGGTGCGTACTACTCCATCGGTGTAGCACCTGACATCAGCAACAATGGCAACTGGCAACCTCAGGGTGCGCCAGCCAACATTGCTGATGGCGCATCGATGATTGCCACAGCAGCCAATGTGCTGACTGGCATCATTACTGCAACGCCTACGGCAAGCCGTGACATTCAATTGCCAACAGGTGCAAACCTTGACTTGGCAACTGAGTGGGCAATCGGTGATTCGTTTGACTTCAGCGTTATCACTTTGGCTGCATTTGCTTTGACCATCACGGTCAACACAGGTGTGACTATTGTGGGTGCGGCTGCGACTGCGGCTACGAGTGGTGCTTCTGCTCGTTTCCGTTGCCGTAAGACTGCGGCTGATACCTTTATCGTCTACCGCATCGGTGGTTAAACCTAGACAGGCCAGCAGAGATGTTGGCCTGTTTTACATGGAGATCGAAATGCCAATGAAACAAGGTTATTCCAAAAAGACCATCGGCAAGAATATTGCGATGGAAATGAAGTCAGGCAAGCCCCAAAAGCAAGCTGTTGCAATGGCTCTAGGCATGGCAAGCAAGTCGGCAAAAGCCGCTGGTAAGCCAAGCAAAGCACCAATGAAAAAGATGAAATGATTAAGTCAGCCGCAATTATTAAGACCAAGGCTCTTGCCCCGTGGAAAGAGTTGCGGCTGCAAAAGCGCAAGCTGAAAAAGTCTCAAGCCGCAGAGCGTAAGGCAACAAAACAAATGCGCCCATCACCAATCGGTAAGCGGATTGTTGAAGTCGCTGAAGTTGTAATGCCTGAAGTGATTGAAACGCCTGAAGTTGTTGAAACTGAAGACACCCCACCAACCCGTGAGGAAATGTTGCAACAGGCTGAAGCGATTGGGTTGAAGGTTGACAAACGCTGGTCAGATGCGACACTGCTTAAACACATTGAGGAATCAGCATGGGCTACACAAAACGACAATTCATAAGTGCCGCCTTTGAGGAAATCGGGCTTGCGTCTTACGTCTTTGACTTGCAACCCGAGCAGTTGCAATCTGCCCTGCGCCGTCTTGACGCAATGATGGCAGACTGGAACGCCAAGGGCATCCGCTTGGGTTACCCTTTGCCATCCAGCCCACAAGACAGCGACTTGGATGAAGAAACCCTTGTGCCTGATTCGGCTTATGAAGCCATCATTTGCAGTCTCGGTATTAGACTTGCACCAAGTTACGGCAAGCAAGTAATGATTGAGACCAAGACCACGGCAAAGCAGGGTTACGACATCCTGTTGCAAAGAGCCACATTCCCGCTTGAACAGCAACTGCCTGCAACAATGCCTGCTGGTGCTGGTAACAAGCCTTGGAGGGTCTACGATAATCCGTTTATCAGACCACCAGCCAACCCAGTCACTGCTGGCCCTGATGGGCCTATTGAATATTACTAAGGACAATCATGCCAACAATCAATCAACTGCCAGTCCTGAACGTCATCTCTAGTGGCGATCAGTTACCCGTTTATTCGCCTAACAATGGGGACGCAAGACGCACCTCAATCGGCAGTTTGTTGACTTTCTTTCAGCAAAGTTTTGCATCGCCCACACTGGCAGTCAATCTTTATGTGCCTGGCTCTGGGTTCAATATCACCGTACCTACCCCAGTCAGCAATGACCAATGGATGCTTTTGCAACCCGCTGGTACGCTGGCAACAGGCACGATTACCCTGCCTTTAAACACTGGTGTGCCTGATGGCACTACGGTGCTGATTACTACTACTCAAGAGATCACCTCACTGACAATTGCCCTGAATGGTGCATCTGCTATTTATGGTGGCGTGACTTCATTGGCGGCAGGAACTGCAACAGCAATTCGGTTCTATCAGCCCACAAATTCGTGGTATCAGATTAACGCTGAAACCGTTTATGCGGCAGGCATACAAACTTTCTTGGCAACTCCATCAAGTGCCAATCTACGGGCGGCAATGACCGATGAGACTGGAACGGGTCTGTTGGTATTTAACACCACGCCTACTTTGGTTACTCCAATTCTTGGTGTGCCAACTTCTGGGACACTGACCAATTGCACGGGCTTGCCGATTGCAACTGGTGTTGCTGGTTTGGCTGCAAATGTGGCAACATTTCTGGCAACCCCGTCAAGCGCAAACTTGGCGGCAGCCCTGACTGATGAAACAGGCACAGGGGCGGCAGTATTTGCCAACACCCCAACATTGGTGACACCGGTCATAGGTGCAGCTACTGGCACAAGTCTGACAGCTTCAGGTGTAATTGCATCAACTGGCACAGCTGGCGTGGGTTATGCCACAGGCGCTGGCGGTGCAGTTACGCAGATCACTAGCCGCACAACAGGCGTAACTTTGAACAAGACGACTGGTGAAATTACTCTGTTCAGTGCGGCAGGAACAACTGTTGCGGCAACATTTACCGTGACCAACAGTACCGTGGCGGCAACCGATGTGATTATTTTGAACCAAAAATCAGGCACTGACCTATACGACTTGATGGTCACTGCTGTGGCTGCTGGTAGTTTTAACATCACATTTCGCACCACTGGCGGCACGACCACAGAAACCCCAGTATTCAATTTTGCGGTTATCAAAGGCGTGGCAGCGTAATGGCAACCAAGCCCAAGTCCTCTGTCAATGCGGCTGGCAACTACACGAAGCCAACCATGCGCAAAGCCTTATTTGAGAAAATAAAGGCAGGGACAAAGGGCGGCGATCCAAATGAATGGTCAGCCCGAAAAGCACAACTGCTGGCGGTGGAGTACAAGAAAAAGGGTGGGGGCTATAAATGAAAGCCCCTCAAAAAAGCCTGAAGGACTGGGGTTCGCAAGATTGGCGAACTAAGTCAGGCAAGCCATCGTCTGAAACTGGCGAGCGCTATCTGCCTGCAAAGGCTATCAAAGCCCTGACTGCGGCTGAGTATGCGGCAACCACACGGGCAAAGCGTGAGGCTACCAAGGCAGGCAAGCAATTCGCAAAGCAGCCAAAAAAAGTTGCTGAAAAGATCAAGGGCTTTAGATGAAAACCCCAGCCTATGCTCGCAAAGAAGGCCAGAACCCAAAGGGCGGCTTGAACGCCAAGGGTAGGGCTGCAGCCAAGGCTCAGGGCATGAATCTTAAGCCTCCCGTTAAGACTGGCGACAATCCTCGCAGGGCATCGTTTCTGGCTCGCATGGGTGGCAATCCTGGTCCTGAGTACAAAGACGGTGAACCTACCCGCCTGCTGTTGAGCTTGAGGGCTTGGGGCGCATCGTCTAAGGCTGATGCACAAGCCAAGGCAAAGAAAATATCAGCCCGAAATAAGGCTAAAAAGTAATGCAAATACCAATCGTCAACGGTATTTACACCGACAACACTCCAGAGCTGCGGACATCGTATCCGGTCAATCTCGTGCCTGTGCCTAAACAGTCAGGCATCAGCAATGGGTTTTTGAGGCCGGGTGATGGGATTGTTGCCAACGGCACTGGACCAGGAATTGACCGTGGCGGCATCAACTGGCAGGGCAGCTGCTATCGGGTGATGGGTACTAAGCTGGTTGAAGTCTTCAGCACAGGCGCTGTCAGCATTTTGGGCGATGTAGGTGGGCCAACCGATCAACTGGTGACTTTCGATTACAGCTTTGACCTGTTGGCAATCGCCTCGGGTGGGCGGCTGTATTATTGGAGTGGCACAACACTGACGCAAGTGACTGATGCTGACTTGGGCGTGGTGCTGGATGTAGTTTGGGTAGATGGTTACTTCATGACCACTGATGGCGAGTTCTTAATTGTCACTGAGCTGTCTGACCCCACCCAAGTCAATCCATTGAAATACGGAAGTTCAGAGGTTGACCCTGACCCTGTGGTAGCTTTGCTAAAGCTACGAAATGAGGTCTATGCGCTGAACAGAAATACCGTTGAAGTGTTTGACAATACAGGCGGTGCGCTGTTTCCGTTTGCAAGGATTGATGGAGCGCAAATACAAAAAGGCGTGGTTGGAACTCAGGCTTGCTGTGTTTTTATTGAGCGAATTGCCTTTTTAGGCAGTGGGCGTAACGAAGCTCCAGGCATTTACATTGGTGCAGCAGCAACCACCCAGAAGGTCAGCACGCAAGAGGTTGACAATATCCTGTTGCAGTACACCGAGGCGCAATTAGCCTTGGTCAAGTTAGAGGCTAGAAACGACAAGAGCCACCAGCATCTTTATGTGCATCTGCCTGACCAGACCCTTGTTTACGATGCGGCTGCATCTGAGGCTCTGCAAACACCAGTCTGGTTTATCTTGGTCAGCACACTGTCAGGGTTGGCGCAATACAAAGCCAGAAACATGGTTTACGCCTATGACAAGTGGCTGGTGGGCGACCCGCAATCAAGCAACATTGGCTATCTGGTACAGGATACAGGCCATCACTGGGGGCAGCAAGTGCGCTGGGAGTTCGGCACGTTGATCGTCTATAACGAAAGCAATGGGGCGATCTTTAACGAGCTGGAACTGGTCAGTCTGACGGGAAGCATTGCCCTTGGCAAGAATCCGCAAATTAGCACCAGCTACTCTTTAGATGGCAAGGCATACAGCCAAGAAAAGTTTATCTCAGTGGGCACGATTGGCAACACAAAGAAGCGTCTCGCATGGTTTCAGCAGGGTCACATGAGGAACTGGCGCATACAGCGTTTCCGTGGTGATAGCGATGCCCATGTGTCTTATGTGCGTCTTGAGGCTCAGATTGAACCATTGGCGTACTAATGGCAACCGCACCCATTTCCCGCAAGTTAAATCTGACGCGAGACCAGCTTGCTGCGTTCCTGACTGACCAACAGCAGATCAGGCAGTTTGAATTACTGTTTTCTACTGTTGACCAACTACAAGTTATTACAGGGACGGATTTTGAGTTTCAAGCAGACAATGCGGCTGCCACCGCAAACGAGGCTTTGGCGCAACTTGCCTACATTGCCCAAGAGTTAGCGGTCAACTGTGCGCTGGCAGAAAACAGGGCGAATCAGGCTTTGGAATTGGTGGATAAGCTGAATAAAGCCGTTGATGGTTTGCAAATGACTCCACCACCAAGAGAGTTCAAACGAGCAAGATATGGGTCGTTTTACGACACCACCACTCAGACAGCGACAGTTATCAATACAGCCACAGCTATCACATTTAACAACACCGATCTGAGCAATGGTGTTTATCTTGGCTCTCCCACCTCGCGGATCATTGTAGATAGCGAGGGCATTTACAACTTTGACACATCGTTTCAGTTGGATAAGACCGCAGGCGGCACGGGGATATTTGATTTTTGGTTTCGCCTTAACGGTGTAGATGTGACAGACAGTTGCAGTCGAATTAGAATTCAGGGTAATAACGCTGAGATTTTTTCATCGCTGAATTACTTTTTTGATCTTAAGGCGAATGACTATGTTGAACTGATGTTTTCGGTCGATACCCTCAGTGTTGAAGTTACCGCATTTGCTGCTTCTGCCCCACACCCAGGTATTCCGTCCATAATTCTCACAGTCAATAACAACATCGGAGGTGTTCAATGACAGTAACAGTAAAAGTGCTCATCCCTGCAAAACAGGCAGAAAACACACAAACCACCCAATACACGGCAACAAATGCCAAGGCTATTATTGACAAGTTCACGGTGACCAACACCAGCGCAAGCAACGTGACATTCAGTTGTAACTTGGTGACCAGTGGCGGTTCGGCAGGCGCATCAAATCTGATTATTGATGCCAGAAGCATCGTGCCAGATGAAACCTACACTTGCCCTGAACTGGTGGGGCAGGCATTGGATTCAGGTGGATTTATATCCACAATCGCAGGGTCGGCAACATCCCTGACCATTCGAGCATCAGGCAGAGAAATTACTTAAGGAGTACAGCATGAAAGAGTTTATGGTTATCCCACGGGGCTTTAATGGCTTGCCGATGGAAGAAGAATTTTTGACCAACGCTGAGAACAAAAAAAACTACGCAGTCGCAGTTGCTGACTGGAACTATGGTCCTGAAATGCCCACCAATGAAGCTGGCGCAAACAAGGAGTTCTACGCAGGGCTGGCAGAGGCTATGCAGTGCGATGAGAAGGACGCAAGGCGCAAGCATTGCTCGAACTGCGAATACTACGATAACAGCTTTATGACCCAAGTCAGGATTGAGCGCATCCCAATGGCGACTTATGACAAGGGCGCAGGGTTCAGGGGTCACTGCGAAAAGCTAAACTTTATCTGCAACGACATGCGGGTTTGTCAAGCGTGGGAAGACCGCGAGATGGACGATTGACCTTTTGGAAATTTGTGGGAAAATAACCAGCACTGAGCAGTTCGAGCCGCCAGTAGCTCACAAGCCCCTGAATAGGAGTTCTCGATGAGTCATGTTGCGGTTCAGGTCAATGCTGGTGTCCCAGCAGAGCATCTACCAATCTATCGCCTAGAGGCAGAGCTACTCAAACTGCCTCAGGTGGACATGCCTGTCGATCACGACTTCTGCAATGGCCTGTACGCTCGCACAATGCACATCCCTGCTGGGACTATCTTGACTGGTGCAGTCCACCGCGAGGAATCGTTCTTCTTGGTGAGAAAAGGTGAATTGATTGTCAGCACAGATGATGGCCCACTAACCCTCAGATCGGGTGACATGAGCGTCTCAAAAATCGGGACTAAGCTTGCTGGTATTACCTTGACTGATGTTGAGGTAACTACATTTCATGCAAATCCAACCAACGAGCAGGAACCACAAATGCTGTGGGACTTGTTCACTATTCCAGCGCCAGCACCAGCTCTTGAGACTGCACAGAAAGCGCAATTAGAGGAGTCAACATGACATTCGGATTATCAGGCGCAGCACTGGCAGGCATTGCTGTTGGTGGTGCTACGCTCGTCTCAGGCTTAGTTGGAGCAAATGCTGCCGAAAACGCTGCAAGTATACAAGCAGGGGCTGCTCAATCTGGAATTGAAGAACAGCGCAGACAATTTGATGCAGTTCAAAAACTACTTGCGCCTTATGTCTCTGCTGGAGCACCAGCACTTGAGGCGCAGCAGGCGTTTCTTGGCCTCAGAGGACCAGAAGCAGAACGCGCAGCCATCGAGCGTATCAGCGGTGGTGAGACATTCAAAGCACTTGCTACTCAAGGTGAGGAGGCATTGCTTCAGCGTGCATCGGCTACTGGTGGACTGCGTGGTGGCAACATCCAAGGCGCACTGGCTCAGTTTAGACCTCAGCTTTTGTCCAGTCTGATTGAACAGCAGTATGGTCGACTTGGTGGCATGACAGCACTGGGACAGCAATCTGCTGCTGGTGTTGGAACAGCTGGAATGAGCACTGGTACAAATGTGGCTAATTTACTTGGGCAACAAGGTGCGGCATTAGCTGGTGGTGAGATTGCTCAAGGCAGGGCGTTTGGTTCAATTCCAGCTGGTATCTCCGGTGGTCTTGGTATTTATAGCGGACTAGGCGGTAAGTTTGGCAGCGCACCTAGTTCCTCTGGTGGCTTGATGAGTGAATTGACAAGTTACGGGGTGTTCTAAAATGGTTCAACCTATTGATTACGGCGTTCAAATTGCCGACCCAACACAAGCGTTTTTAGGTGCATTCCAAACTGGAGCAAGCATCCAAGAAACAAGGCTCAAGCAAGAGCAGCAACAGCAGCAAGTGGCGCAGCAAAAACTGATTCAAGAAGGCTTCACCAAGCTACGCCAGCCTAATGCAACTGCTGCGGACTATGCCAACCTATCGATGCTTCTGCCAGAGGCGCAAGCGAAGGCAGTGCGCGAGAGTTTTGGCATGTTGTCAGGAGAGCGCCAGCAAGCAGCACTGCAGCAGTCAGGACAAGTATTCTCTGCATTTAAATCTGGCAAACCAGAGATTGCCATTAGCTTGCTTGAGCAACAGATCGCAGGCAAGCGCAATTCAGGCGATGAAGCTGGAGCCAAGTTTTTAGAGACATGGCGCGATGTGGCAAAAGAAAACCCAAAGGCTACTGAGGACTATTTTGGATTCACAATCTCGCAAATGCCTGGTGGCGACAAAATAATTGAAAGCGCAATAAAATTAGGTGGTGAGCGCAGAACTGAAGCAGAAGCTCCATTTAAATTGAGTCAAGCCATTGCAGTAGCAGACAAAGCTATTGCAGATGCAACAACAGCGCTGGCGACTGCCACCAACGCACCAGAGAAAGCGGCTGCTGAGGCGCTGCTGGCTCGGGCGCAGGCTGACAAAGCAGGCATTCAAGCTAAGTATGCTGAACAAGTTGAAATTGCTGGCCTTAATAAAACAAATTGGGACATTAAAAATCTTCAAAGCCAAATTAATGATCGTTCAGCGAAACTTAATCTTGATCGACAAGTAACGCAAGCCACCGTAGCAGAAAAATTATCAGCAATTCAACAGCGATTGACTGACATTCCAGAGGGTGCAAGAAAACTTATCAATGAATCGGCAACGCAATCTGCAACGTCTAAACAAGCTGCAACGCAGTACAACGACCTTGCTAGCCGTATTGAAGCCGCACAGGGCGGTAAGGGTAGGCTCACATCAGCAACAGAATGGTTCGCAGCGCAACTTGGTAATCAAGATGCGTGGACTCAAATCCGCAATGAATATACCCGAGTCAGGAACTCAGTGGCGATTAAGGCCTTGCCGCCTGGTGTTGCAACTGACAAAGACATTGAACTTGCGCTTAAAGGCATACCGCCTGAGACTGCAAATGCTGCAACACTCGCATCCTTTTTGCGTGGCACGGCAAAGCTCCAAGACATTGATTCGGCAATCAACAATGCTAAAACGGACTGGCTGTCTCAAAATAATGGCTTGCTGACTCGCGCAAAAGGGACTTTTATCGCTGGTGACTATTCTGCAAAGCCCGGTGAAACTTTCAATGATTTTGCCCAGAGGATTGTTGGTGATGTTTCTGCAAAATACCGTCCGGCGGCGCAAGTTGCTGATGACCAAAGACAACAACTAATTCAACAAATCCCAACTAACCAGACTCCAGCGGCTGCACCGCCAAAATCAAGTATTGAAGCTCAAGCCGATGCAATTCTGAGCAGGAAACCATAAATGGCTACAGCACAAGAATACGCTGCATGGATAGTCCAAAACGCTGATAAGCGTGGCACGCCTGATTTTGAAACGGTTGCTAAGGCTTATGAGGCTGCAAAAGGCCGTGAAACTACAGCCGTAGTGCAGCAGCAGATAGCACCTGTACCTCAAGCTCCAAGCATGCTAGATCAGATAGTTGGCGCTGGTGAGACCGCCCTAACATTAGGAACGGCACTTACAGGCGGCACAGTTGGCACTATTTATGGCGCAGGCAAGGGCATTGCCCAGCAGATTCTTTCCGGTGAGTTTGGAACGCCACAGGCTGTCCGAGCTGTGGAAAAGGCAGCAGCCGAAGGCGCACAGGCTTTGACTTATCAGCCTCGCACTGAGGCTGGTCAAGAGCAAGTGCAAGCCGTAGGCAAATTGGCGGCTGATGTTTTGCCGCCAGTTCTGCCTATGATTACAGCTCCTGGGCAGCTTTTGCAAGCCGCAAGGCAAGCAGCGCCGATAACACAAGCCGCAGCCCAGCGTGGGGTCGCTGCGGCACAGCAAGCGGCAACTGCAACAGGCCAAGCCATTGCAAGGCCAGTACAAGCCGCAACCACAGCCGTGCGTGAAACCTTTGGCATGCAGACCCCAACGACAGCCCCAGCAGCGGGTAGAGTCTCTGTTGGTGCGGCAGCAACACCTGTTGAATTGCAAAGGGTAACAACTGCTGAACAACTTGGTTTTGTTGGCCCTGCTGGTTTAACTGCTGGGCAAAGAACAAGAAATTTTGCAGACCTTCAATTTGAAAAAGAAACCGCAAAAATAGGTGATGTTGGTGCGCCTTTGCGGGAACGGGTAAGCAATCAAACGGCAAACTTAATCCAGCAATTTGATGCAATGGTTGACCGCACTGAGCCATTGCTTGTAGATGTAAGAGATATTGGAAAAGGCGTAGATAGAGCCGTAGTCAATAAAGCTGAAGTCTCACGCCGAAGGGTTCGTAACGCTTACACGAAAGCTGAAGAAGATGGTTCTATGCTTGAACCAGTAACCTTAGAGCAGTTGGCAACTACTGCCGTAGATGTACAGCGTTTTGAAGGGGTTGCTCCAAATGTAGCCCCAATTCGCAAAGAAGCTATACGACTTGGTATATTGACAGAAGATACGGATGGAAATCTGATTGCACAAGCAAGACCTATTGCTGACACCGAATTGTTAAGGCAATTTACTAATGAAGTTACTGACTGGACGGACAAACGTCAGTCTTTGATGGCAAAAAAAATTAATTCATCAATCGATACTGGCACTGAAGGTAAAGGCGGTGAGTCTTATAAGGCTGCTCGTAAGTTACGTCAAGATTTTGCAAACGAGTTTGAAAACGTAGGCTTGACGGCAAAACTTTTGTCAACCAAGCGAAACACAAACGAGCGCACCATCGCCTTTGATGATGTCTTTGACAAAATCATCATCAATGCTCCACTGGAAGAGATGAACAAGATCAGAAAAACTTTGCTCACTGCTGGACCAGATGGCAAGCAAGCATGGAATGAACTTAAGTCAAACACCATTCGCTTTATCATCAACAAAGCATTGTCAACAGCGCAAAGGGATGAGCGTGGTCAGCCTTTGATTTCTCCTGACAAGTTAAATGGGGTGATTCGGTCTTTAGACAAGGAAGGCAAACTCGAAAGTTTGTATGGGAAAAAACAAGCTCAACAAATTAGAGACCTTGGTGAAATAGCGATTGACATTTATACCGCACCACCTGGGGCAATAAATTTTTCAAACACCGCATCAGCATTGCAAGTTGCACTAGACTCCGTAATGACGTTTGGCTTGACTGGTATTCCAGCGCCAGCAGCTACAGCCTTAAAAGAGGCAACAAAATATGTCAAAAGTCGTGAAGTCAGAAACAGGGTTCGACAGGCTTTACAACCTTTAGGAGAATAAATAAATGTCCGCACTCTCAATTGAAGTCCCGTTTCCAGTCTTTCAAGACCGTGATGGACAGCCCTTAGACAATGGTTATGTCTGGATTGGCACTGCAAATCTGTACCCAATAACTAACCCAGTCATTGCTTACTTTGATGAAGCTCTAACCATCATTGCA